AGGAGTGGGAGGCGCTCTGCGACGGCTGCGGCCGCTGCTGCCTCGTCAAGCTCGAGGACGAGGACACGGCGCAGATCTACACGACGCGGCTGTCCTGCGGCATGCTCGACACGCGGACCTGCCGCTGCCGGGACTATCCCAATCGTTTCAGCAAGATGCCTGATTGTCTTGAGATCGACATTGCGCGCGCACGCGAGCTGACGTGGCTGCCGCAGACGTGTGCCTACCGTCTCGTCGGCGAAGGGCGTGGCCTGATGTGGTGGCACCCGCTGGTGTCGGGCTCGCCCGACACGGTGCACGAGGCCGGCATCTCCGTCCGCAGCTTCGCGATGAACGAACGTCGCGTCAAACAAGAGAATTATTGGAAGTACATCATTCCGGACGAGGGACCGGAAGAGCCCGAGCCAACGACTCCCCGGCAGAAGCGCCGCCGCCGCGACGCTGTGCCGGTGCCGTCAGAACCTGCGGAGTAGCGCCGCGAAAGTTTCGCGAGTTCTCTGATCCAATTTGCCATCATCACGCTGAAAGCGCGTAACGCTTTCGGCGCCTGCTGCGCGTTCGGAGCGGACAGCGGCTTTCGTTGTACTGATGCTTGTCGCGGGTGCCGGCCTCCGCCGGCATGACGGAGGTGGGAGAGTTCGGCGCATCTCTCGGACTGTCATCCTCGGGCTTGGCCCGAGGATCCATTGTGCAGCGGGCGCCACCGGCATCATGGGGCCCGGGTCTCGCAAGATGGCTCGCCCGGGATGACAATCATAGAAGCGATTGCCGCCATCATCTTTCGTCCCGGCCGCAGCGAAGCGAAGAGCCGGGCCCATATGCGTACACCGTCAATGCGGACCGATGGATCCTCGGGCCAAGCCCGAGGATGACATTGTGTACTGGCCCGCGCGCCCTCTCCATCCGTCATCCCGGCGAAGGCCGGGATCCACGACAAGCTTCAGCGAGCGTTCTTGCGCGGGCAGCACCAAGTGCGCAGCACATCCCGTCGCCCTAAAAAATGTGGAAGCAAACTTATCCCCGGTCTGCAGGACGGATTTATAATCGGAAAGTTTGCGTGCTAATCGGCGGGAATGCCTTGCAAAATCAGAGACTTATTGAATTTTGTCCGTTGACAGCGTGACGCTTCTCAGGTAGGTTTTCTGTATAACGCGAAAAGTGTGAGAGGCCGCTGAGGCGGCCGGTCCTGCAATATCCGCACGTCGCGCTCCAATCTATATTTCCAAAAGGTCAGTGTGCATGGCAGCGGCTTCGACGGCGCGGCGAACGGCGACGCGTGTCCGCAGCGCGACGAAAGCAGCGAAGCCCAAGCCGAGCAAACCGAGCAAAGCGGCAAATCCGAAGAAGCCGATCAAAACTGAAGCAGACGACGAAGCTCCGAAGTCTGAACACGTGGCGGATCCTGCAGCGAAGCCGACGGCATCGTCGGCGAAGCCCGCAGCCGCATCGCGCGCGCGGGCAACGGCCGCCTCTCCCGCGAAGCGAACGCGCACCAAACCCGATGTGCTCGTGCAGCGCGTCTACAACACGATCGACGGCGAGCTGACGAAGCTCGAGAAGCAAAAGGGGCTGACGTCGCAGGATCGCGAGCGCGCCTCCCGCGCCCTGTCGCAGATGGTCAACGCACTGGAGAAAGCAGTTGAGATGCAACGCGTGATGACGAAGCGGAAGCCGACGGGCGGAGATGCCAAGAGCAAGGAGGCGCTAGCCCATGCGGAAGACCTACGCCGCGAAATTGCGGAACGTCTTGAACGCCTCAATCGCAAGCGGCCGCCTCAGCGAAGTGCTGAATGAGCTGAGCGCGGACGAACTCGCATTCATCGCGCACGACTGGGAGCTGTGGGCCCGCGACGATCAGCTGGCACCTGTATTGATGGGCGCTTCCGACTCGCGTTCCGCGAGCCGGCCGGAAGCGCCGGTCTCGTTGGGCGAGCATATCGCAACATCAAGCGCACCCGGCGGCCGGCTCCCCGCAGGGGGGTCGCCAGGGGCAATCAAAGAATTGTCGGAAGCGCCAATCAAACAATGGCGCGTATGGATGCTGCTCGGCGGCCGCGGATCTGGAAAGACGCGCGCGGGCGCTGAGTGGGTGCGGTCGCTTGCACTATCTGACCCGACGGAAGAATCAACAAACCCGCGCCCGGCGGCCGGCTCCCCGCAGGGGAGTCGCCGGGCGCAAACAGAAGAACCAGCGCGCATAGCGCTGGTCGGCAAGACTCTAGGCGATGTCCGCAACGTGATGATCGAAGGCCAGTCAGGTTTGCTCGCGATTCATCCCACACATGAGCGGCCAGAGTTCGAGCCATCGAAACGGCGGCTTACATGGCCGAACGGCGCAATCGCGGAACTGTTCTCGGCCGACGAAGCCGAGGCGCTGCGCGGTCCGCAGTTCACGGCCGCCTGGTGCGATGAACTCGCGAAGTGGCGCGGCGCGGAACGCGCATGGGACATGCTGCAGTTCGCGTTGCGTCTCGGCAAAGCGCCGCGCGTGTGCGTGACGACGACGCCGCGCGCGACGAAGCTGTTGAAACAGATCATTGCGGATGAAGCGACCGTGACCGTCAACCTCGCGACCGCCGACAACGCGACGAACCTCGCGCCGACGTTCCTTGCCGAGATGACGCGCCGCTACGCCGGCTCCGCCATCGGCCGGCAGGAGTTGCTGGGCGAGATCGTGGAAGACGCGAGCGACGGCCTGTGGCGGCGGCATTGGATCGAAGAGGCGCGCGTCGAAAACGCGCCAGAGATGCAGCGCATCGTCGTGGCACTCGATCCCCCGGTGACGGCGACGGCATCGTCGGATGCGTGCGGGATCGTGGTCGCGGGTTTGGGCGTCGACAAACGCGCGTATGTCTTGGCGGATCGCACCGTACAGGGACGAACGCCGGAACTCTGGGCGCGCGCCGCACTCGGCGCTTACGATGATTTTGAAGCTGATCGCATGGTGGCGGAAGTCAACCAGGGCGGCGACCTCGTGATCTCGGTCCTGCAGCAGTTTCGCGAGAATTTCCCCGTCGTCAAAGTCAGAGCGACGCGGGGGAAATGGGTTCGTGCCGAGCCGGTCGCCGCGCTCTATGCGGAGGGCCGGGTCGCGCATGTGGGGCGCTTCGATGCGCTGGAAGATCAGATGTGCGTGTTCGGATCCGACGGCACGGTCAAAGGCCGCAGCCCCGACCGCGCCGACGCGCTCGTCTGGGCGATCACGGATTTGCTCCTGAGCGACACGGCGAAGCCGTCGGTCAGGATGCTTTGACGCCCGACGCCTCGCAAGTTGTCCGCAAGCCACATACTACAGGATGGGCATGGGGGTTGTGGGTAGCAAGGATCAGTTGCATTATCTGCAACAACAAATGTGAGTCGGAAGAATCCGACCTGCTAAGGAGGAGGCGATGGTCGGCCATAACGGCGGGATTAACCGCTCTTAAAGCAAATCAGTTCGATTGTGGCTTGAGCATAGCAGTCCAATAAGAGACAGAGATTTCAACGGAGGGTGATGGGCAGCAGCGGCAATGCCGCGTTGTCAGCGTAACGCTCTGTGCAAATAAGAAAATGGCGACCGGTGCGGTAACACCAGTCGCCGCTAGGTGAAGCCTTACGGTTCAACCTAGTTAGAGGACAAGGAGAAGAACGGTCACAGCGGCAACATAAGTTGCTGTGGCCAGCGCCTCCAGTGAGAGCAGACACTCTCGTGTCGCCCAAGCCTGAAGCGCGTATAGGCCCGCACGTGAACAGTCTTATCCCTCTTCCAGGGTACTGCGATCTTCATAGTGATTTTCCTTCTGCAAACGACGCCCCTTTGGCGTCGCCGTAACCCGCCAAGGTGGTCGCGTCAGAAGGTCACTTTGAATGCAGTAACCCGGACAGCACGCTAGGGCGATTCGAGCCGATCGTCATACAGAATCTGCCGTCTTTCCGCCAAAATCTGGCAGTGCTCACGGTCGACTGCCAGGACGAAGCAGCGCGCCGACGCTCTCGTCTGGGCCATCACCGATCTGCTCTTGAATGACACGGCGAAGCCGTCGGTGCGGATGCTCTGACGGACACCGTCATCCCGGCGAAGGCCGGGATCCACGACAAGCTTCAACGAGTCTTCTGAACGCGTCGGGTTCGGAACGTTCCGCCTAGATCCGATGCGCTGCGCTTCGGCCGGGATGACAAGGGACGACGGCACATTTGTCGTCCTCGGGCTTGGCCCGAGGATCCATCGTGCAGCCGCGTCGTGGCTGACGGCAATAAACATCCGCTAAATCACAAGGACAGTTCATGTCGCTGATCTCGGAAGCGCTGACGCGCTGGCTGCCGGTGCACGGTCGTGTGCGCAACAACCCCGCGCCCGGCGGCCGGCTCCCCGGAGGGGAGTCGCCGGGCGCAAACAAAAAAGGCACCTCAACAGGCCCGCTCATCGCCTACCAGAATCTCGGGCAACCCGTCTGGGCGCCGCGCGACTATGCAGCGTTCGCGCGCGAAGGCTTCATGCAGAACGCCATCGTCTATCGCTCCGTGCGCATGATCGCGGAAGCGGCCGCCTCGATCCCGCTGCTGCTCTATGAGGGCGCAAACGAGATCGAGGATCATCCGCTGCTCGATCTCATCCGGCGGCCGAGCCTCGATCACACAGGCACGGATTTCCTCGAAGCCTGGTACGGCTTCCTGCTCGTCGCGGGCAATGCGTACGTGGAGGCGGTCGCGCTCGACGGCGAAATCCGCGAACTGCACGTCCTGCGCCCCGACCGCATGAAGGTCATCCCCGGGCTCGACGGCTGGCCCGAAGGCTACGAGTACACCGTCTCCGGACGTTCCGTGCGCTTCATCGATGATGTGGCGCCACGCGTGCGGCCGATCCTGCACGTGCGGCTCTTCCATCCCGCGAACGACCACTACGGCATGAGCCCGATCGAAGCGGCGGCCAGCGCGATCGACATTCACAATACCGCATCGGCCTGGAACAAAGCGCTGCTCGACAACTCCGCCAGGCCCTCGGGCGCGCTCGTCTACGCGGCGGCGAATGGCCAGATGACGGAGGAGCAGTTCACGCGCCTCAAAAGCGAACTCGAGACGAACTTCCAAGGCGCGCGCGCAGCCGGACGTCCGCTGCTGCTCGAAGGCGGCCTCGATTGGAAGCCGCTGTCGCTATCGCCGAAGGACATGGACTTCATCGAGGCGAAGAACGCCGCGGCGCGCGAAATTGCACTCGCCATCGGCGTGCCGCCGATGCTGCTTGGCATTCCGGGCGACAATACGTACGCGAACTATCAGGAAGCGCAGCGCGCCTTCTGGCGTCAGACCGTGCTGCCGCTGGTGAACCGCACGGCGCGCGCTCTCTCGAGCTGGCTGACACCGGCGTTTGCAACAGGGTCTTTGTTTGTGCCCGACGACTCCGCTGCGCGGAGCCGGCCGCGTGGCACGGGCGTGATGCTAGAACTTCGTCCTGATCTCGATCAGATCGAGGCGCTGTCATCCGAACGCGATGCACTGTGGAGGCGCCTCGAAGGCGTCTCGTTCCTCACCGGCGACGAAAAGCGCGCCGCGGCTGGCTATGGGGTGAAGCCCGAAAGCGAGAGAGCGCTCAAATACAATCCTGATCAGCCCCGCGTCCCGGCAGGAAATGGCGACATCAGCGGGGAGTGGACGAATGGAAGCGGAGGCGGAGGTCGCACGGACGACGGCCGCGTGCGTGTCGCGCAGGCTCGCGGCGGCCGAGGAAGATCGCCGATCTCCGGCCGCTTTCCTGAAGCAACCCCTGCGCAGCAGACGCGCTTGGACCAATCTGAATTGTTGGCGCAACGGGCAATCCAACGCGTTCGCAAGCTCGAGCCGAATTGGCGGCCCCAGGAGCAGGCGTATGAAACTATTGAAGGTCAAATCAGTGCAAATGCAGCTATGGCTCGCCAGGCTGAGGCAAGGCTCAGCGAACTTAGCCGTGTACCGAACACAAACCCGGAATGGGGGCTTAATAGACTACGGAAGGAACTGAACGGGAAGGGTTTTCGCTTTTCCAAGCCAACAGACGCAGAAGGCTATCTCTACCGCAACGATTCAAATGCCGAAGTTAGAATTATGCGGCGCCCCGAAAATCGTTACCGGGATGACCCACTTCAGAAACATGAGAACGAATATTATTATAGGTATAAGCCAAGCCCCGGCAAGGGTTGGGGTCAACACATCACAATCCCGGATAAACCGCTCATCAAGAAAGATCTCGAGGAAATTTTCGATGAATGAACTTACCGAATTGGCCTCGAGAATTCTTGCTCAACTCGAGGAGGCTCACGCCGAGGAGATTACATCGACGATCAACACGGTGACCCCCATGTCGGGCGCCGCGGAAGAGGTCACCCAAGCTCAGTCTGCCCTTATTGAGCTTATTAATTTCGAATACGTACGTATCGCGCGAGATAACGAAAGCGGAAGGCTGGTCCCACTCTCGAAAGATCAATCCATCCTTGCGGTAGGCACAATTGTCCATCGGCTACATTTCAGTCCTTCCGAAGACGCCTGGGAATGGAACCGAAACTTCCCCATGATGGAAATTCTTGCCACGTCTGCGGGATTGGCCAAGGCGCGTGAGCTTCTGAATGAACGCGGATATGAATGGTGGTGGCGTCAGAACTAAGCTCCCCCCACTGTTGAGGCGCCGCTTCCTTTATGGAGGTGAGCGACCCTTCCTTTGCCGAGCCGGCCGCTCGCCGCCTCGAAGGCGGCCTCGATTGGAGGCGCCTCGAAGGCGTCTCGTTCCTCACCGGCGACGAAAAGCGCGCTGCAGCTGGATATGGGGTGAAGCAAGATGCGGGTGATACCAAGTTCAATTCATATCACGATGAGCTTGGTCTTTTCACGACACCGGATCGTGCCCGGAAGCCGCGGTGAAGGCGGAGGCCGCAGCACCGACGACGAGCTCATCCGCATTGCGCAAGCTCGCGGCGGCCGAGGAAGATCGCCGATCTCCGGCCGCTTTCCTGAAGCAACCCTGAGCAGGAGGCACGCTGGGCAGTTTTGAACCAATGGGCGAGAGACGCAATTGCGCGAGTTCGTCAGCTGGATCCGAATTGGCCCGACGCCACAGTATTCTGAAAGCATCGAAGGCCAGATTGGCGCTAGATCAAGGCTGGGGGCAGCATACCACTATCCCAGATAAGTTGAACGAGCGCAAAGCCGTCGCGGAGGAATAAAATGATACAACTTTCAGAGCTGGCATCGAGAATTCTGGCCCACCTTGAAGAGGCGCACGCGGAGAACGTCTCGTCAACGATAAACACTGTCGAATCTGTTCGTGGGAACATCGAAGAGATATCGCATGCGCAATCGGCTTTACTTCAGCTGACGAATTTAGATCTCGTGAGAATCGCTTACGAAGATGCAAAAACGGGTAAGTTCATTCCTATATCGAAGGATCAGTCAATCGTCGACATCAGTACGATCAATGATCGACTTCGGTTTAGCGACGCCGAGCGCATCTGGCGGTGGGATCAAAACTTTCCCATGATGGAAATCCTGGCGACGCCCGCGGGGTTGGCGAAGTCGCGCGAGATTCTCGCGAAGCGTGGCTATGAGTGGTGGCGGCACCAAGAATAAGCTTTTAATCGCCTCGAAGGCGTCTCGTTTCTCACTGTGAACAATGCCGCCAGCAGGCTTCGTGACGCTGTGCGGGACATCGCATCAGTAAAAGATAAGTGATGCTGACTATGCTGGTGCTGGCAGAAGGCCCGACAGGGAGACTGAGACAGCTATCGGGAGTTGAATGATCGATCCCCTTTGCCCAGGCGGCGTGAAATGCACGAAATAGCGATCCCGGTCGAATTCAAGCATATGGTTCGGCAGGTAGATTACGATACTTTCGTACGAGTGAGGTCGCTGGATGAACTCGTTCCCTGTGCCTTGATTGGAGTTGATCATCGGCAGGCTGCAGCCGTGCGCCCGTTCCTTAGATCCTTGCTGGCAATGAGCCTATCGGATGAGGAAATGGCCGATTTCTGGTCCTCGACGCCGTCGGGAATTTATTTCACGGAAGGCGAACGTGTGCGGACGTTTCTTTCTGCACTGCTCAGAAGACTGGAGGAGGAGCCGTATCTCACTGGCCTAGTCGATATTCCCGAGTTCGTTATCAGCATTTACTGCAATGGTTTGGTTGGAGGTTTTCCATGCCGCGGCCAACAAGCATATCTCGAAGACCGGGACTTTCTCGATAAATTGACGGGCCGAGAGTATCAGAATGATGAGAGACCCGTGCCTGATCCTAGCCAGGATACGTACGTGTTAGACGATCAGCAGTATGACGCTTACTTGGATTTTCGGAAGAGGAGGAGAGAGCGAGATCAGACGAAACACTGATCCGCTCGGCCGCTGAGTTCGGCGCCTCGGCCTGCAACACGGCATTCGAAGTAAGAGGGCGGCGGCTTCAATTGGAGAACAGTCGATTGGCTGATGGAAATCGAGCCAAGTTTCATTTCTATAACGACACAACCGGTGTCCAACTAACGCTGAAGGTGGAAGGCAAAGATCGTATAGTGGCGGTCGAAAGCTTCTTGGGAAAGTGGCGCGTCTCGGTGTCCAATTCCGGTCGCCGGCGTCCGGACATCCGCTTTTATGTCATGACCGATGAACAGCTTGAAGAGTTCAGCAAGTTTATGAAGCAGATCGACGCTAAGGCCGCAGAAAACTAAGGCCCTCGATCCCGCGAAATTCCGCAAACGAATTGTCAAAACCGACGGAGTGCAAATGCACGCGACCGAACGATTTTTGCTGCCCGCTTCGTTCTCGAAACGGAGCCGCCCGTTGCCGCTCGGGGCGAAGTCTCTCGGTGACGGCGTGTTCGAAGGCTATGCCAGCCTCTTCAACCGCGAGGATTTGGGCCACGACGTCATCGCGCCGGGCGCATTCCGCGAAAGCCTGCGCAATCGCGGCGCGGCGCGCATCAAGATGCTGTTCCAGCACGATCCGGCCGAGCCGATCGGCGTGTGGGATGAAATTCGCGAGGATGCGCGCGGCCTGTTCGTACGCGGACGCTTGATGACGGCCGTTTCTAAGGCGCGCGAAGTTTTGGAGCTGATGCGGGCCGGCGCGCTCGATGGCCTGTCGATTGGCTTCAAGGCGGTGAAGGCGAGACGCGATGCCGCGACGGGCGTACGCCGCCTCGAGAAGATCGATCTTTGGGAAATTTCGGTGGTCACGTTTCCGATGCTGCCCGGCGCGCGCGTCGAAAGCGTGAAGACGCGGCCCTTCGTTGCCGGCGCGCCGACCGAACGTGAATTCGAGCGCTGGCTCACGCGGGATGCTGGGCTGACGCGGATGGAGGCGCGGGCGGTGCTCCGCTCGGGCTTCCACGGTCTCAAGGCTTTGCGGGATGCGGGCCGGACCTTCGGCGACGACGCCGTGCTCGCCTCGCGCTTCCGCGATGCCGCGCGGCTGATGCAGGCAACGTAATTCGTCATCCTCGGTCGAGCGTAAGCGAAGACCGGGGATCCAGCGCAAGTTCCGTCGAAGACGCAATATCGAGCCTTCGGCGCTTCTCACGCTGGATCCCCGAACGGGATTGCTATGCGCACCCGTTCGAGGATGACGGGTAGGTATTCACAACAGGACATCACATGACCGACACGACTTCCCTCGAAACCAAGGGGGCGGGCGGAGAAACCGCGCGCGCCTTCGAAGAATTCCTCGAAGCTTTCGAAGCCTTCAAGGAAACAAACGATCAGCGCCTCGCCGAGATCGAGCAACGCGGAACGACAGATACGCTCGTCGCCGAGAAGCTCGCGCGCATCGAGGAAACCCTCGATTCAACGAAGCGGGTCGCCGATAACCTGGCGCTCAAATCAGCGCGTCCGCATCTCGCAGGCGGCGCGGCGTCAACGCACGATCTCGCGCACAAGGCGGCCTTCGATGGTTACGTGCGCCGCGGCGATGCACAGCGTCTCGCCCGCCTCGAAGAGAAAGCATTGTCGGCAGGCACCGGCGCCGACGGCGGCTATCTCGTCCCGGCTGAAACGGAAGCGGCCGTCAATCGCGCGCTGAAAGCCATCTCGCCGATGCGCGCGATCTCCGGCATCCGCCAGGTCTCGGGTTCGGTCTACAAGCGGCCGTTCGCGACCGGCGGCGCCGACACTGGTTGGGTCGCCGAAACCGCAAACCGTTCGCAGACAACCGCGCCCACGCTCGCCGAGCTGCAGTTCCCGACGATGGAGCTTTACGCGATGCCGGCCGCATCGCAGACGCTGCTCGATGACAGCATCGTCAACATTGACGAGTGGCTGGCGGAAGAAGTGCGCATTGCGTTTGCCGCGCAGGAAGGCACGGCCTTCGTCACAGGCGATGGCAGCAACAAGCCAAAGGGCCTCCTGAGCTACGACACCGTCGCCAACGGCTCGTGGACGTGGGGCAAGCTCGGCTTCATTGCCACCGGCGCGGCCGGTGCGTTCCCGACGAGCAATGCCGGCGACAAGCTGCTCGACCTCGTCTACGCCGCGAAGGCGCCCTATCGCGCCAACGGCACGTTCCTGATGAGCCGCTCAACCGTCTCCGCCGTGCGCAAGCTGAAGGACGGGCAGGGCAACTATCTCTGGCAGCCCGCAAGCGGGCCGGGCGAATGGCCCTCGCTGCTCGGCTATCCGGTGGCCGAAAGCGAAGACATGCCGTCGATCGGCGCCGATGCGTTGGGCATCGCGTTCGGTGATTTCTCGCGCGGCTATCTCATCGTCGACCGCGCCGGCATCCGCGTGCTGCGCGATCCCTACACGGCGAAACCCTACGTGCTCTTCTACACGACGAAGCGCGTCGGCGGCGGCGTGCAGGACTTCGACGCGATCAAGCTTCTGAAGTTCGCGGCTTGATCCTGGGCGTTCTTCGTCATCCTCGAACGGCTGATCGTTGCGACGCCGTTCGGGGATCCAGCGTGAGAAGCGACGTAGTCTCATAAGAGAGTCTCCGACGAGTCTTGCGCTGGATCCCCGGACTTCGACGCGGCTTTGCCGCGCTCGTCCGAGGATGACGAAAGTCCATTCCCGCGCGGGTTCCCCTCCCGCCCGCGCGGAAACCTGCGGGGCTGCTGCTCCCTCCGGCAGCCCCGCTTTTTTTGTTGGCGCTCGGCGACACGCGTTCCGCGCGCCGGCCGCCGAGCGGAATCAACAAAGGAATTCTCATGTCTCTCGTGATGACGATGCCGCCGGCGGTCGAGCCGGTGTCGGTAGCCGATGCGAAAGCCCATATGCGCATCGACGGCGACGACGAGGACGTGTTGATTGCAAGCCTGTTGCTGACGTCACGGCTGCACATCGAGGTGGCGCTCTCGCTCGCGCTCGTCACGCAGAAATGGAAGCTGACGCTCGACAGATGGCCGCGCGGGCGCGATGTCGAGCTGCCGCTGTCGCCGCTCCGATCGATTGACGAGATTCGCGTCAAGGATGCGGCAGGCGTCGCAAGCGTGGTGCCAGCTGAAAGCTATCTCGTCGATATCGCCTCGCGGCCACCGCGGCTTGTCTGGAACAACCAGGTGCCACCATCGCCGCAGGTTCGCGCCAACGGTATCGAGATCGAAATCACAGCCGGATTCGGAGCGAGTGCCGAAAGTGTGCCCGCGCCTTTGAAGCATGCGATCCTGATGCTGACCGCGCATTGGTACGAGCATCGCGATCCAGGCGAAGTCGGATCGAGCGACGCGCGCATTCCCGAAGCCGTTTCCGCCCTCATCAATCCATTCAGGACGATCCGGCTATGAGAGCGCCCGTGAACGCCGGTGATCTCCGCCATCGCGTGACACTCGAAAAGCCGGTGCGCTCGAGCGACGGCGCGGGCGGCGCGACCGTCGAATGGCAGAGCGTGGCTGATGTATGGGCCGCGATCTGGCCGCGAGCGGCGGGCGAGCATTTTGCGAGCGACCGCCTCACCGGCACGGCGACGCACGACATCTGGATTCGTCATCGCAAGGACGTGACGCCGGACATGCGGGTGCGCCAAGGCAATCGCATCTTCGCAATTCTCGGCGCGATCGATTTCGAGGATCGCAGCCGCTGGCTCAAATGCCCATCGGAGGAGCGCGATTTATGAAGGTGAATTCGTCGTTGAGCGGCAATGGAGCGACGCCGCGCGAACGGGCATTGATGATCCTGCGCCAGGCGATTGCGAAGCGTGAAACAGAACTTGCAGCGATGCAGCCGATGAAGCCGCCGGCGCATGTAACGGGCGCCACGCGGCACCCGGCTTCGCAAGGAGGCAAATGATGACGAGCGCAGCTTTCGCTCTTCAGCAGGCAATCTTTGCAAAGCTCTCAGGCGATGCCGCAACGACGTCGGCGCTCGGCGGACCAAGGATCTATGACGATGTTCCCGCCCGTGCCGAATTTCCTTTCATGACGTTCGGGCATTCAACCGAACGCGATTGGTCGACCGGCACGGACCAGGGATGCGAGCACGTCATCACGCTGCACGTCTGGTCACGCGCGCGGGGCCGCAAGGAAACTCAGGCGGTGATCGCCGCAGCACGTGATGCATTGCATGACCAGGAGCTACCGCTCGAAGGTCACCGGCTCGTGAATTTGCGGCACGAATATTCCGAAGCGCGTCGCGATAGTGATGGCGAAACCTTCCACGGCATCGCGCGATTTCGCGCCATCACCGAGCCGAGCTGACGTCAACTAACAATCACAACTCTCTAACCAACCCCGTGCCCGGCGGCCGGCTCCCCGAAGGGGAGTCGCCGGGTACCAACCAAAGAGTCCATTCTTATGCCAGCACAAAAAGGCAAGGACCTTCTCCTGAAGGTCGATACGACAGGCGCGGGCGTCTTCGTGACGGTCGCAGGGCTTCGCGCGCGCGGACTGTCGATCAGCGCCGAGACGGTCGAGATTACGAACACTGAGAGCGCGGGGCAGTGGCGCGAGCTGCTGACGGGCGCCGGTGTAAAGTCGGCGCGCATCACAGGCTCCGGTGTGTTCAAGGACGGCCCATCCGATACGACGATCCGCGAATACGCGTTCAACGGAGCGGTGCGCGACTGGCAGGTGATCGTGCCCGATTTCGGCACCATCGCTGGCGCGTTCCAGATCACGTCACTCGAATTCAGCGGCCGTCACGATGCGGAGCTGACGTTCGACATCGCGCTGGAAAGCGCCGGCATGCTGACGTTCACGGCAGCTGCCTAGTGCACGCGTTTCCTCGCTCGGCGGCCGGCTCGCGGAACGCGAGTCGCCGAGCGCAATCAAAAAGGACCACAAAAATGGCGAACAGGCACCGCGGCGAGATCGGGGCGATGCTCGACGGCCGCGCATATAAACTCGCGCTGACGCTTGGCGCACTTGCCGAATTGGAAAGCGCCTTCGGCGACGACGACATGCTGGCGCTCGCCGCGAGGTTCGAGAAGGGGCGTCTCTCCGCGCGTGACTGCGTGAAGATCATCGCGGCGGGTCTGCGCGGGGCGGGTTGTGCTGTGACCGATGAGGAAGTCGCGCTGATGCGCGCGGACGGCGGCGCGGCGCAGTATGTGGACATCGTTGCCCGGCTTTTGAATGCAACGTTCGGCAGTGATGAGACGCAGGCGGAGCAAATGCCGAAAGTGGAGGCAGGCGAAGACGCGCGAGCCCCTTTCGCTGGCGGCGCGTGATGGAGCTCGGCCTCGGCGCGCTCGGCATGATGCCGGCCGCGTTCTGGGCGCTGACACCGCGCGAGCTGCAGGCGGCACTCGCCGGCAAGTTCGGGAGCGCGGGCGAAACCGCAGCATTCACGCGCGGCGATCTCGATACGCTGATGCAACGCTTCCCCGATGGAGGTTCGACGCATGCCAATGAATGACGAGCAAATCGAGACCTGGAACGTCAAGGTCACGGCCGACACGAGCGATCTGGAAAGCAAGATCCAGTCGACGACGCGAACGGGAAGGCAGTTCGCCAACACGTTGGTGTCGGCGTTCGACGATATCGCGATGAAAGGCAAGAACGTCGGCGACGTTTTCAAGTCGCTGGCGCTGAATATCTCGCAGCTGGCGTTGAAGACGGCGCTGCAGCCGCTGACGACTGGCCTCGCGTCGATGTTCCAAGGCGTCATCTCCGGCGCGATGCCGTTTGCAAAAGGCGGCGTCATTCAAAGCGGAACGCCGGTGCCCTTTGCGAACGGCGGTGTGATCGCGAGCCCGATCACGTTTCCTCTGGCCGGAGGCGCAACGGGCCTCGCGGGCGAGCGCGGACCGGAAGCCATCATGCCACTGACGCGAGGATCCGACGGCCGCCTCGGTGTGGCGATGCCGGGAGGTGGTGGCGGACAGCAGATCACGATCAATATTTCGACGCCCGACGTGCAGAGCTTCGGCCGCTCGCAATCGCAGATCGCCGCGATGATCGCGCGAGCTGCAGCTGCAGGTCAGCGCAACCTCTGAACTTGCAACCGGCACCGCCAACACGCCTCGTCACAAAAGCGAAACCGATATGACGTTTCACGACGTACGATTTCCAACCGCAATCTCGCGAAATGCGCAGGGCGGACCAGAAAGGCGCACCGACGTCGTCGTGCTGGGCTCGGGCTTTGAAGAACGCAACAGCCGCTGGGCCGACAGCCGCCGCAGCTACAACGCAGGCTACGGCGTGAAATCGCTGGCCGACCTCGCCGAGATCATCGCGTTCTTCGAAGAACGGCGCGGGCGCCTGCACGCGTTTCGCTGGCGGGATCCAATGGATTGGAAATCCTGCGCGCCGAACGCAACGCCTACGGCGCTCGACCAAGTCATTGGGACGGGCACCGGCACACAAGCCGCATTCCAATTGAAGAAAGTCTACGGCAGCGCCTTCGCGCCGTGGACGCGCGCGATCAAGAAGCCGGTTGCAGGCTCGGTGAAGATCGCAGTCGGGGGCACGGTGCAGACGGCCGGCACGCATTTCGCGGTCGATGCGTCGACGGGCGTCGTGACGTTTCTTAGCGGACAGATACCGGCGAGCGGCGAGACGATCACGGCGGGTTTCGAATTCGATGTGCCCGTGCGCTTCGATACCGACAAGCTCGAGATCAATCTGTCGGGCTTCACGTCGGGCGCCATTCCCAACATTCCGATCGTCGAGGTGCGCCTATGAAAACGCTGTCGCCGGAATTGGCCGCGCACCTTGCATCGGGGACTACGACCCTGTGCTGGTGCTGGCGCATCGAGCGCCGCGACGGAACGGTCCTGGGCTTCACCGATCACGACAACGCCCTCACTTTCGACGATACAACGTATGAAGCGGCCGCGGGCTTCACCGCGAGTGACATCAACGATGGCCTGGGCCTGTCGGTCGATAACCTCGAAGTCACCGGCGCGCTGTCGTCGGCAACGCTGACCGATGACGATCTGGCGGCGGGACGCTACGACGATGCGCGCATCGCGATCTATCGCGTCAACTGGGCGAACCCGAGCCAGCGCGTGTTGATGCGATCGGGCAGCATCGGCGAGGTGAGGCGCACAGGCGCGAGCTTCACCGCGGAACTGCGTGGGCTCGCGCACTATTTGCAGCAGCCGTCGGGACGCCTTCTACAGCGGACGTGCGATGCAGATCTTGGAGACGCCCGCTGCGGTATTGATTTGAACGCGTCTGCGTATCGCGCCACCGGGACGATCTTGGCCGTCAGCTCCGCGCGCCGATTCCGAGTTTCGGGTCTCGACGCATTCGAGACGCGGTTTTTCTCGCGCGGGCTTTTCGCGTTTACGTCCGGCGCATCCTCTGGCCTGAAGATCGAAGTCAAATCGCACGCGAAGTTCGCAACGGCCGTCGAAATCGAGCTGTGGGCCGATGCCGAAGGGCCGCCCGGAATAGGCGATACCTTCATCGTGACCGCGGGATGCGACAAGCGCTTCGAGACGTGCAAGGCGCGCTTCGCCAACACGATCAATTTCCGCGGCTTCCCCGCGATACCAGGTAACAGATTTCTGACGCAGATCGGACGCGCGGGCTGAAGATGCAGCGAGTCACGCGAGAGCGAATTGTCGAAGCCGCGCGCGGCTGGATCGGCACACCCTATCATCATCAGGCGAGCCTCCGTCATGCCGGCACCGATTGCTTAGGGCTCGTGCGCGGCGTTTGGCGAGAGCTCTACGAGAGTGAAGCGGAACAGCCGCCTGCCTATAGCCGCGATTGGGCCGAGGCGAGTGGTGATGAAGCGATGCTTGATGCAGCACAGCGCCATCTCGTGCCGAAGCCTATTGCGGCAATAGAGGCGGGAGACGTCGTCATCTTCAGGCTGCGTCCGGGCTTCGTCGCCAAGCATACAGCGATCGTCACCGCGCCGGCGCGCATGGTGCATGCGATGGAAGGCGCGCCCGCTGCCGAAGTGGCGCTGACGAACTGGTGGCGGCGCCGCATTGCAGGCGCGTTTCAATTTCCAGGACTATCGGAAGGTATCTGAACATGGCGACGCTTGCTCTCGCCGCAGCCGGTGCCGCCATCGGTGCCAGCGCGATGCCCGCCGGCTTCGGCCTGCTCGGCATGACGATCTCAGGGGCGACGATCGGATCGCAGATCGGCGCGTTGGCGGGATCGTATGTCGATAACGCGCTGTTCGCGCCCTCGGGGCAGGCGCGCGCCGTCGAAGGCCCAAGGCTGTCGGACTTGCGCATAACGTCTTCGACCGAAGGCGCGCCGCTACCGAAAATCTACGGACGCGCGCGCGTCGGCGGCCAGATCATCTGGGCGACCGATCTCGAAGAAGAGATCACGACGACGACACAGGCTGTGGGCAGCGGCAAAGGCGGCGGCTCGGGCGCGAAAGCCAAGACGACGCAATACGGCTACTACGCCAATTTCGCGGTCGCGCTTGCCGAAGGCGTGGTGACACGCATCGGCCGCATCTGGGCCGACGAGCAGGAACTCGATCGCGCGCGCACGACCTTCCGCCTGCACACCGGCACGGAGACGCAGGAGCCCGATAGCCTCATCGCGGCCCGCGAAGGCGCGGATAATGCGCCGGCTTATCGCGGCGTCGCTTACGTCGTGTTCGAACACTTTGCGCTCGCCGATTATGGCAACCGCGTGCCGCAACTGACGTTTGAAGTTTTCCGCAGCGTCGGCGGCGCGGATCAGGATGTGCGCGGCGTCGTTATGATCCCGGGTTCGGGCGAGTTCGTCTACGCGACACAGCCCGTACATCAAACGTTCGAAGATGGGGTATCGCAATCAGAGAACGTGCACCAGCTTCTGGGCCCGACCGATTGGGAGGTTTCGCTCGATCAGCTCGAAGAATCGCTGCCGAACGCGAAGTCTGTGTCGCTCGTCGTCAGCTGGTTCGGCACCGATTTGCGCGCCGGCGAATGCAAGATCAGGCCGGGCGTCGAGACGCGGCACAAGTCAACCGCGCCGCTGAATTGGTCGGTCGCGGGGACGACGCGCAGCAACGCGTATCTGATCAGCACGCGCGATGGCAACGCCGCTTACGGCGGCACGCCGTCAGATCAGACTGTCGTGGCCGCGATCAACGACATGAATGCGCGCGGGCTGAGCGTGACGCTGACACCTTTCATTCTCATGGACGTGCCCGCCAGCAATAGTCTCGCCGATCCCTACGGCGGCGGGAGCCAGCCTGCGTACCCCTGGCGCGGACGGATTACCTGCCATCCCGCACCTGGCCAGTCCGGAACGCCGGACAAAACCACCGCCGCTGCGTCTCAGATCGCGAGCTTCGTCGGCACCGCAGCGCGCACGCATTTCACGATCTCAGGCACGAGCGTTCTTTACAGCGGGCCCGACGAGTGGTCGTACCGGCGCATGATTTTGCATCAGGCGTATCTTGCGAAAGCGGCAGGCGGCGTCGATGCGTTCGTCATCGGCACGGAGCTTCGTGGGCTGACGTGGGTGCGTTCGAATGCCAACACATATCCCTTCGTCACTGCATTGATTGCACTCGCCGCTGACGTGAAAGCGATCCTGGGGCCGAGCACGAAAGTGCTCTACGCCGCCGACTGGACGGAATACTTCGGCCATCAGCCGGGCGATGGCTCGGGCGATGTCTATTTTCATCTCGACCCGCTATGGGCGTCATCGAACATCGATGCGATCGGCATCGATGTCTATTGGCCTCTCGCCGATTGGCGCGAAGGCCGGGATCATCTCGATGCGTTGGCGGGTGCGACGTCGATCTACGATCCGGCGTATTTGCGCGCGAACGTGCACGGCGGCGAAGGCTTCGACTGGTATTATGCCTCGGACGCCGATCGCGACGCGCAGATCCGCACGCCGATAACGGACGGAGCCGGCAAGCCGTGGGTGTACCGCTACAAGGATATCCGATCCTGGTGGAGCAACGCGCACTACAATCGCCCGGGCGGCGTTGAAAACACGACGCCGACCGCCTGGGTGCCGGAATCAAAGCCGTTCTGGTTCATGGAGATCGGCTGCCCTGCGGTCGACAAAGGCGCAAACCAGCCGAACGTGTTTGTTGATCCGAAGAGTTCCGAGTCCGCGCTGCCCTATTATTCGCGCGGACTTCGCGATGACCTGATGCAGGCGCGCCATCGCCAAGCGATGTGCGATGCCTTCGATTGGACGAAGCCCGGCTACGTCGAAGGCGCAAATCCCGTCTCGGCGGTGACGGGCACGCGAATGGTCGATCTTAGTCGCATCCACGTCTACTGCTGGGATGCGCGGCCCTATCCCGCGTTCCCCGATGCAGCAACATATTGGGGTGACAGCGAAAACTGGGCGCAAGGCCATTGGATCAACGGCCGCCTCGGCGGCGCGGCCCTTGCAGACGTCGTGTCGGCCATTCTTCTCGAACGTGGCTTCACTGATTTCGACACGTCGAACCTGACAGGCACGGTGCCAGGCTACGTCATCGACCGCACGATGTCTGCCCGCGATGCGATCCAGCCGCTGGAACTCGCGTACTTCTTCGACAGCATCGAAAGCGAAGGTCGCATCGTGTTCCGCCATCGTGGCCGCGCCGCGCCCGCTGTCACGCTCGAGCCGGACGATCTGGTCGAAGAGAGCGCGGGCGATGCGCTCTACGAGCTGACGCGCGCGCAGGAAACCGATCTGCCGGCAAGCGCCAAAGTTCGCTACATCTCGGGGCTCGATGACTATCCCCAAGCCGTCGCCGAAGCGCGGCGCTTGACGGGCGCGAGCGGACGCTTGGCCGAAGCGACGCTGCCGATTGTGCTCGATGATGACTTGGCTGGCGCGATGGCCGAAAGCTGGCTCTACGAGACATGGGCATCACGCGAGTCCGCAGCATTCAAGCTGCCGCCGTCGGCGCTCGCGTTAGAGCCGGGCGATATCGTTGCAGCCAACATCGCGGGACGATCGCGGCTCTTGCGTTTGACGGATGTGTCCGAGCACGGCGTTCGCGACATGCGCGCGCTGAGCATCGATCCGGATGTGTACGATAAGATTGACGTCGTACCGCGCGCGGCGGTCGAGCCGGCGCCCGTTCAGGCAGGCGCACCCGCAGTCGCGTTGCTTGACCTGCCGCAGTGGAACGTCACGGCGGATGAAAGTGCGGGCTACGTGGCCGCGATGCAGAAGTCGTGGCCGGGCAGTGTTGCGATTTTTGCGTCACCGCAGGAGACCGGCTATCAGCTGAAGGCGATCGCCAGTGCGCCGGCGACCATCGGGGTCACGCTCGATGATCTGGGTGCAGGTCCCGAAGGACGGATCGATCACCGCGCGTCTGTCCGCGTCCGGGTGACGAACGGAACGTTATCGTCCGTCGATCAGATCGCGATGCTCGCAGGCGCAAACTTGGCAGCGCTTCGCGGCCCGGGCGGCGATTGCGAAATCTTTCAGTTTCAGACGGCCGAACTCGTCGACGCGCAAACGTACCGGCTGAGCGGACTGTTGCGCGGTCAGTTCGGAACCGAAGACGCGATGGCTCACATACTGCCAGCAGGCGCGCAATTCGTTCTTCTCGACGGAGCGGTGGCATCCGTGCCGTTGCGCGAGAGCGAGCGCAAGGTTGAACTCAACTGGCGGTGCGGCCCGGGCAATCGCGACATCGGAGATGAGTCGTATGTGACGGTGCCGTTCGCTTATCAGGCGCTTGGACTTCGTCCGTTGTCGCCAGTCCACGTGAAGGCAACGCGTGCAGCAGGCGATATCGAGATCAGTTGGGCCCGGCGCACGCGCAGCGGCGGTGATAGCTGGGAAGCACCCGAGGTGCCGCTCGCTGAAGAGAGCGAAAGCTACGAAGTCGACATCCTCGACGGCGCGACCGTGAAGCGCACGCTGACGTCGTCATCGCCGAGTGTCATTTACGCGAGCGCCGATCAGATCTCCGATTTCGGCAGCGAGCAGTCGAGCGTCTCGATCAAAGTCTATCAGACGAACGTCATCTTCGGCCGGAGCGCGCCCCGCGCGGCGATCGTTTAGCAAGAGAGAATAGAGCATGGATCAACCAGCGTGGCTTGCTGCCGCGTGGGCCGAATTCGGCGTGCGCGAGATTCCGGGCAAGGAGAATTCCGCCGAGATCCTCCGCTACTTTCGGGAAGCGGGCGACGCGAGCATCGAGAGCGAAGAGACACCCTGGTGCGCAGCGTTTTTAGGCGCGATGCTGAAGCGCGCGGGCTGCCAGGGGACCGGATCGCTTCTGGCAAGATCGTATCTCGATTGGGGCATTCCGCTGACTGAGCCGCGCCTGGGCGCTGTCGCGGTGCTGACGCGCGGCAATGACCCGTCAGCCGGGCATGTCGGCTTTTTGCTCGGGACGGCAGACGAAAAGCTCTTTCTTCTCGGTGGCAATCAGAGCGACGCCGTAACGGTCTCAGCGTTCGATGCTTCGCGGCTCCTGGGCTTCAGGTGGCCGAGCGCGGATGAGGATGCGGAACATACACACGCAAGTAACAGCATCTTTGCGCAGTTGCTCGCTCATGTTCTCGAAATGGAGGGCGGCTATTCGAACGATCCGTACGATCCTGGCGGCCCCACAAATCGCGGCGTGACGCTCCAAGTCTTTGCGGACTTCAAAGGGCAAACGATCGATGCCGCATCGCGCCCAAGGCTCATTTCCGAATTGAAGTCGATCCCGGATGTGACGATCGAGGCGATCTATCGCCGCCGCTACTACGACCCTGCGCAATGCAATCTGTTCACGGCGCCGCTCGCACTCATGCATTTCGATGCAGCGGTGAACCACGGCGTCGGCGCCGCGATACGGATGCTGCAGCAGGCCGTCGGCGTCACCGTCGATGGTGAGATTGGCCCTGAGACGCTCGCCGCCATCGGCGGCCGCAGCGTGATCGATCTTGTCGACGACTACGCGGAGATCCGGCGCACGCGATACCGGGCCCTCCCGCATTTCTGGCGCTTCGGGCGCGGCTGGCTGAAGCGCGTGGATGCGACGGCCGCGCGCGCCAAGTCGTGGGCAAGAACGGAAGCCACGACCCGGCCGCTTCTGGAACCGGAGCAAATTGCAAAAGGAGAATCGAACATGAGCAATCAGACGAAAACGAACACGGCGGCGGATGATGCCAAGTGGTGGGGCCAATCGCGGACCCTTTGGGGCACGCTCATCACGGCCGCAGCGACCGTGCTGCCCGTGCTGGCACCGGCCGTCGGCGTGAGCCTGCCCGCCGATGTCATCCAGACATTCGGAGATCAGGTGGTGATCGCCGTTCAGGCTCTGGCCGGTGTTTTCGGTACGGCGCTTGCTATCTACGGGCGATTCAAGGCTTCTTCGGCCTTGAGCCTGCGCAAATCCTGAGCAGAAATCGGGACCGCCTGCTCCGTATTCATCGGCCGTTCAAGGCGCTAAGATTATGGGGTCGGTTTTCCGAAAAGAGCACGGATGGTCGATTTGAGAAGAGTGGTGACGGGCGCGGCTGCGGCAGTACTCCTGCCGTGCGCGGCTCCGCGCGCCGACAATTGCGTAACGGATTGGGGGATGGCGGGCCAGATTGTCCGCCGTGAAAACCTGTTAACCGTAGAGGAAATGTCGCGTTCGCTTGCTGCAGATGGTATCGGCAAGCTGGTCAAGACGACGCTGTGCCGTTCGGCGGCCGGGTATTTCTACCGCCTGGTCATCAAAAGTCCGACGGGACAGCTCAGAACGACCGTTATGACGGCGAAGAGCCGCTAGCCGGCTCATCGTTGCGGGGTGGGAAAGGCCTGTCGGCGTTTTCCATGAACCGCTAGCCGTGAAGAGGGGAGACGGACT